TTGTGTACTATATCCGAGAATCCGTCTTTACTATATGATATCTTGCCTAACTCGCCACCATAAGTAACATCTTTCAGGTTATACTCTGCTGATGTTTCAGGTACGCCTATCGCCTTGTTGAAAGCTGCTCTGCCTTCCAGATCGTCTGCGCCTTTAGGTAATGGCACTTTGTCATGGCTTAGTAACTTCTCTAAGTTAACATAACTCTCTGCGACCTTCGCTAACCCATCAGGCGTATCTTCGAATTTCTGCAATGCTGGTGCGCCTGATAAATCTTCGCCTATACCACTTTTCCAACCTGTTTCTGGTGCTGGTGCATTTGTTACTGTTGTCGATACACTAGCATCTACTACTGCTTGACCGCCTGTTGTGTCTGCTAGTCCACCTGTTGTTTCCGTCTGGTCTTGATTACCAGTTCCCTGATCAAGATTATCAGCCATTTTGGTTCTCCTTCTGTTTTGCCAAAGCAACTATTTGCTCTGCCGAATGTTTCATCATTGTCTTTATTGTCGCCACTACTTCTCTGCGACCTGCATTTATCATGATCCTGTCTTTGTCCTGTGGATCAAAAATACTCTCGTACCAGCCACAAGCTGATTCAAGAAACGCCATAGTTTCCTTGCCTTGTGGTGTAGCGAAAGTAGTTGTTATATTGCTCTGTACCTGCTTAACCATGTCTATGTCTGTGAAATCAATCACGCAAACCTCCCTTTGGATTTCTCAGCGGCTTCTGCCAAGTCTTTATCTCCTGCGGCCGCATCCTTGCCTGCTTTCGCCATTGCACCTGCCATCAACACTTTCTGTTCTTCTGCCTGTTTCTGTTGCCTATTCTCTCTGAGCTCCCGTACCTCGTTATCGTCTCGCAGTACCTTAACCGGTGCGCCAAGTATATCCCAGCTTTCATCTACTGCACGATCACCTGAAATCTTGTCTAGTACACTTAGATCGAACTGTGACATCTGCCCAACGAAGCTAACACCATTCATTAGTGAGTTCAGTTCAGATCGTTTCTGTGCCTGTGCCAGTTGCGATACATAATCTATATCAAACGAAGCGTCAACGGCCAAAGCTTCTGGTAATGGCGGTAACTTGCCAGCTCTAAACAGTATGCCTATAGTCCGTACTATGATTGGGTTTAAGACTTCGCCCATGAACCTGCCTACACTCGGCCCTAACATTGCCATCTTCTCATTTATTCGTTCCTGTACTTCTGGGTTCTGCATCTGTTTTGTTAGGTTCTCAAATGTCAGGAAGATATCATTGTACATGATACTCTTGACTTGTTTAGTGTAATACTCTACTGCCGACATACCTACTTGCGGATTGCCGTAGTTACTGAATGCGAATACATCCTTCTGCCCGTCCATATTGGTTTTCTTATAATAGTTCAAGGCTCTTGGATTACTATTGAACGGCATGATAAACGCATTGTGTGGTAATGCTACAGGTGGATCAGTTTGTTTCATCATACCCCTGAGGTTCGTCTTAGCACATGCGTTGAGTAATCTAGCGAAGGGTAATCCTTTCATGCCGGGTGAGAAACCCCATGGAATGAACGGCCTTTTATCAAATCTGTGTGTCATCACTGGCATTTCATGGTATCCGCCATCTTCTATGAGTACCTTGTTCTCAACATCTATCCATTCTGCCATTATCGGCATGTTCTTCTTATCGTCTTTGGTAATGTCCCGAACATTCCTTTCTGCAATATGTAACAGGAACTTGTGTTTCTTATTAGAATCCTCGCTTTCTACTTCTGCACGCATTTCATGTGATAACGCTTCTATGCCCCATCGTGTAGACGCTTGAAACGATGTGTATTCAAACTCTATGTAATATTCAACTACTCGGCCCCTTGCATCGTCAAGGATACATACCTGTGTTAGCGGTAACGAATAGAATCTCACAACATCAATCAAATCTTCTTCTTCCAGCATCACGCTTGTACCATATACACCACTTGATTTGTATGTAGGGAACGATTGTTCATAGAAGTTGCTTTTGTTCAGCGTATGATATACCTCATCAGATACATCGTCTAAAAAGTCCGTTACTTCTTTGTTGTCTACCAGCCTAGCATCTTTGCTTCTTAACCTGAACCATTTAGCTGTTGGCGGTGTAAGATAGTTCATAAACCCACTTGCCAATACATCCGCAGACTCTAGCGTGGTGCTATCATACAGGTTAGTAGTATTCAGTTCAGCGCCAGGTGCATATCCTTTGGTTATGTTAGGACTTTCTATGTAATAATATTCATGTAAGTCTTGCCAATACGATTCAAAGTTCTGCCGCTGGCTTAGTAACTGCTGGAATCGTCTGATTTTCTCATCTACTGTCTGCATTATAGTCTCCCGATAAAGTGGTGCTCTACTGGCTGAAATCCTAACTTGCCATACAATCTGAATAACTTGTCTTTCATTGAGTTCTCCATACACGCCATACCCATTGCTACATATCCTTCGTGCTTTAGTGATACTTGTACCTCTCTTAGAAACTTAACACCATGCCGTCTGTGTTCTTTAAGCACAAACCAGATCAGTTCTTGCCATACCATTTCTTTGGTTAATGGTATATCTGCTGGCCTACCTGCTATGATACCTACTGCAACATCGTCTACTATCATCAGATAAGTATCGTCTCGTACCTCATCTATCGTGTTCTGCAATACCTCCAAACTAAGATCAGCAGCATACTCTTTCAACGATTCTTCGTGAAAACATTGTGCTAACCATTCTATGTCTGTCTGGTATTTCCTGTCATAGCGTTCTATTGTTATCATATTATGTTCCTAATTGTTTTTTCTTAACTGTAGTCGCATCATCTATGCCAAGTACAGAACCTTTCACTGTTTTCGTATGACCTGTCGTTGATCTTGATAACCTTAGTTTCTCACGCCTGTTAGTTTCTGCGGTTGCTGCTTGTGTTCTCCTAGTGTTATCCGCTGCTTGTCTTTGCCTACCCGATGGATCGTCTGGATCTTTGCGACCTTGAAACCAGTTGTTGAATATTGGCATGTTACGCTCCTAGTAATGTTTTCTTAGATACATCAGCTTCACCGCTAACCCCTAGCGGCGATGTTCTAACAGATTTCGTGCGTTGCGACGCTTTAGCCCTTGATGCTGCTCTTTGTTCGGCTTTTGTCCGGCCTACTTGTGCTGCTTCCGATCCACCAAAGTTGAAACTTGGCATACCAGGCATACCTTTCACACCTTGAAACCAGTTGTTGAATCCTCTTGTGCTTGCGAATGTCGCGATACCACCTACTAATGTAGCACCTGCGGCTATAGCTCCAGCAGTTGATGCGCCTATCGCTGTACCTGCTACTGCTGCGGTAGTTGCTGTTGCGGCTACTCCACCGGTTGTTATCCCTGCTGCGCCCAATCCTGCCGCACCGATAGAACCTAATCCACTTACTACTGCGCCACCTATCGCACTTGCTCCTGTTGCTATCGCCGAACCTATCGTCCCTGCTACTGCTGCTATTGATGTAAACAATGCCATGACTCACTCCTTTTTAAAATAACCTTTGTTCCTGACTATATGCTGGCTGATTACTGCTACCTATGCCCATGCCTGATAACAAATCCTGTTCTTTACTGTATTGTGGCATCTTAGCTTCGTATTTCCTGTCCTGTTCGTACTTGAACTCGCCTATCTGGCTGACTGCCATGATAAGCGCATCAACTATATTTGGAGATTTGATACCATCTGCACGCATCTTGTCTTTGCTTATGAGTATCTTGCGCTGATAGTTATCGTATCTGTATTTAAGCGTGCATAGTTCTCTGATAGTTTCCTCATCGGTAATACAGATATGTCCCGCTGTTACCATGTCTTTCAACTTGTACACATTGACTGTTCGTACATTGCCATACTGTTTGTTGTCCTTGTATCCTATTGGCGGATTCCTGAACCCTATGAACTGATCCAGCCCACGACCCTTGTTGAGCGTATCAAGTGGTCCTGCACCCATACCATCTTCATCTATTACAGATCGTTCTTGTTTCTGTTCCGCAGATGTGGTTAGTATGCGCCCTGTAGTATAGTTCAGATCACGATGATCCCACTGGTCTTGGAATATCATTTCCCAATGCAACGCACCCATCTGCTGGATAGTAACAGCAGCGCATTTATCGTCTCCGTATCTGGCTATATCAAATCCACCTATCCGTATCCCGTAACCTTCACGCAACGGATAGTGGTTGTGTTTAGTATCTTTCAGTTCCTTGTACACGAACACATCGTCCTCTGTCTGCGTTAGCGGTTCGCCCATCCATATATGCAGGTAATCTTTCTCGCTCTTAGCCTTACATGCTGCAGCTTCGTTCTTTAGTGCTTCAATACAGAATGGGTTATCAGTGTAGTTTATGTGTATATGTAGACAATCAGGACGACCTACTAAGAACTCATACACTGGATCGTGTTCAATATGCCTGTTCATCGTGAAGAACAGCTTGGCGTTGGGATTACGAAGAATAGTGGGGATCAAGACATCCAATGTTTGTTTGGTGATGGCTTGGGCTTCATCTATCCATAAGACATCCACACCTTCCATCCCCTGTATATTAAATGCGCCCTGTTGCCTAAATCCTCTGAAATTGATTGTTGACCCTGTTTCTTTATGAGTTATCTTAGTGGAAAGTATATCAAAGGCGAGATTTTCTGTTTTGATTATATCGCATAATAGCGAGTATACTGATTCGGAGATAGAGTTCTGTGTTTCACGACCGCATACCATTCTGACTTTACGCTGTTCAGCCATGTATAAGAATATGCGTGCAACTCCTTGACTCTTACCGCCACCTCTACCGCCTTCGCCTAAGAAATATGTATAGTCATTGTTCTTGAGAATAAACGGCAACAACTTTTCAGGCATATTCAGTATTTTAGGAATCTCTATCATTTAGCAATCCTTTGTTTAACCGAATCAGGCAATTCGCCAACAACTAAGTTCAATGGTTTCTGTTCTATCTTGATGATCTCCATAGAAACATACTTGACTTCGCCTTCTATGTGCGAGAAATTAAGATCAGGAACAAGTTTCTTCATAACAGCAAGCATTATCTTATCGTGCGTAAACGCTTTCTTCGCTACTTCTTCCCAAAAGTCCTTACCTTTACTCTTGCCTTCAGCTGCAAGTGCTGTTCTAAGCTCGTTTATTGCAGATGTTTTAGGTCTGCCTGATCTGTTTATGTTTGGATCACCCTTCTTAAACGCCATTATATCTCCTCATGTAACCAACTGTTTTACAATGAGTTCATAAAAAAAGGCACTAAGTGCGGTGCTACACCTAGTGCCTACATAAACTGTTAGCAGAACCGTCATTCTGCATGTATATAGTATGCCATATTTTGTGTCTTATGTCAACTATCTATAGTGGTTTGTTCAAAAACGTCCACAACTTCTTGTACCATGGATAAGACACAATGATAGTTTTCTCAATGTTCTTCACCGGCGGATACCCGTTATACTTCCGCTTGTTCTGCGGTGCAGGTGATGTTGTAATACCTTGCGCACGCTTGCTAGTACCTAGCGATCTATTCCATTTCTTCATGTTCACCTCAATCCTTTATCTAATCATGCGCCTTCTACCGGAAACAACTTGTCCGACTCGATAGATAAAATAGCACATAGTTTCTGCCGCACATCGCTTGGACAAACCCTGCGCCCAGTTTCGTAGTGGCTTATCTCCGTTGGCGAAACGCCTACTAAAGAAGCTAACCGGTACTGTTTGATTCCTGCTGAAACCCTTGCAATTTTTAATGCTGTAACAATCATTTTTTTCTCCTTTTTTTTTAATCCTTTATAGCATGATGATGCAACTTAGTTTTACATTTATGTTTAGCCCAATCTTTTCTTTTGTAGGGTCTGTCGATCTTACCGGGATCAGTATAGACCTCATGTACTTCATATTTCTGGTTGCGGATATGTTCAGAAAAAGCATCTTGCATCATTTCAACACAAGTCTCAATAGTAGCGCCTTCTTTACAAAACCTGAATATCCTAGTAAACCTTTCTTCAAGATTCATTACCACCCTCCTTCAATATCTTTCTAGTAACCCCATGATAAACACATCCACACCTACAACACTTATATCTATTAGTCCCTTTTTTCTTATGTCTTATCCCATTACAACTAGGACATTTCTTGTATATAGGATTACTCATTATCAATCCTCCTTTATCTCAACTGCCCGGAAACATTCAACATCTACCATCTCTATAAAACACTTCATACACCAACGCCCTTCTTTCCCTTCAATAACAGAATGAAAGGTATGGATTATCTCGCCATGTTTCTTACAATGATATTTAGGTTGTGGTGCTATTTCCATGATATTCTCCTTATGTAGCAGGGGCAAGCCAGCATAAACGCTGTGTCCGTCCTGCCAAGTTCAGACTACTCGCCCCTATTGTAACAATGGTATTGCTCCATTCTGATTATCATACTCTCTGAACAAATGTTTCGCAGTCGCTTCCTGCCCTTTAACCACATTAGCTTTCGCCAGTTTAATATATTCTTTGGCTTCGGCATTCTTGTGCAACAGTTTCAACACAATAGCGATATTGAATAGTATCTTAAATTCTGTAGGCGATAACATCTTCGCCATTACCCAGCAGTTCAAGGCTTCCCGGAAAGATTGTTGTTGCCAACGCTTTAACGCACGCACATGCCAAGCGTACCAAGCACCCGGGTCTTCGTTGACTGCTTTCTCGATAAGCCAATAATCGTCTTTGTAAGCAGACATGTATAATAGTATCTTAGTAATGTATGCGCCGAACAGAAACGCAAACGCAACTGGCGGTACTATATTCGCTAGTGCAAACATCACGCCTATATTAGCTATATAACAATACCTTTCTGCGATCTCTTGTTGCATACGGAACAAGTTAAGATACGGCGCTATGCTTACCGAGTACCAAAAGATACCCCATGCTACAGGTGTCCAATTCCAAATAGCAGAGTATATCAAGTATATCATAAGACTTATGCCAATCCAAAAAGTCCAATCAAGTTTTAATGAAATCTTTTTCATAATATCGTTACCAGCACCAGCACCCGATTGCATGAACGAATGATACCAAGTAGTACGAAACGGTATAACACATAAAAAGAAATAGTAGCCATATATCTTTATTGCAATGATAATCTTCTGCCAGCTAAGCACCTTATCAAAAGTTACAGCTTCATGTGTTCGGCGAACCTTAACTTCTTTACGCAGTTTCTTAGAAGCGATTACCCATATTATCGGCAGATAAAGTGCTAACATCCAATGTGGCGATCCTAAGAATCCTACTGGCGCAAAGAAAGCTGTTGGATGTACAGTTGCCGCAATCATAGCAAACGGGCCGGACCCTACAGGAGAAGTTATAGCTAACATGAGAAATAACGCACACCAAGCATAATGTCTGCCAGATATCCAGATTGCACCTTGATTGTTTGTTGGGTTTACTGAAAATAGCAGGGCGCAAATAAAAGAAATGTTGTTCATGCCTAATCCTGTATAGATCAATACGCAACATGTGGCATGTACCGCAAGACTAATCAGATGATCCAGCCAAGGTTTGCCTGATGGCGATGCTTGCCAGACAGCTTCGTCTTTGTTTACCTTGCCTTCTATCCGGCGCTGTTCTCCGGGAATATCGTCAGATACATATCCGTAAGTTAGGCATCGTGCGTATACCAGCACATTAACGCAGATGATAACTATTATATTACAGATCATTTCCCAAGCCATGCCTTCTCCTTTTTTATATTTCCCCAAAAGGGGAATGATCGTGCGATCTCATTGTTCTGCCGATAGTAACATCTATATTCCTTATCGATGAAATTTCTTCTTTAGCTTTTGAAAGAATATCTAACAATTTTTTTAAATCTTGAATGGAACAATTACTAAAAACTCCAACTTG